AAGGCTGCGTGTTCTGCACCGTCTTCGGCTTGAAGCGTAAGTGCTGTTGACTTGACTGCAGATACAGCCGCATTCTCGCCTGTGAACAAGAGAGCAATTCTACTGTTTGCATTTGCATGTTCAATCAGAGCAGTTGACATTGCATCAGAAAAGTCTTCTGGGCAAACTACTGCACCAGAACCAAGGGCGTCATTGAAGAGTGCCAATTGTGTTTCATAAGTAGCTTGGACAACTTGGTTATGATAAGAGTCGCCTGCACTAAGAGAAGTCAAAGCGAGAGCGTCTGGGACGAGGCTGGTGCTGTTAACTGTTGCGTTTACGTATCTTTGGGCGATTGCGCTCAGATTTATTCTGCCCGCTGCCTGAGATGTTGTAGACACTGTTCCTGTTGAGTACTTCTGTACTCCAGAGTAATAGATGTCAATTTTAAACGTGCTTGCCGTAGGGGCCGTGACTACGACACCAACATTCGCGCTCCATGCGCCCGCTCCGTTTGCGGTAAGTGTAAGAGCAGCGGTTCCTCCGTCGTTAAGCACAAGGCTTCCTACGGTTGCAGATGCTCCAACGGCTCTGGCTACGTAAGCCCGTGTGCCGCCTTCTTCGAAAAATGTTTCCAGGGTTGAGTGAGTGTAGGTACCGGTTAGGTAATCTCCAAACGTATCCTCGAACTCTCCCAGGTTTTGGATGAGTACAGGCTCGTCTGAAGGGCCTCTCTCTGTCAGGCCTACGACAAACAACTGTGACGACTCGCGTACTGTTGTGGTCGAAGGACCGGTTCTTACTGAAGTTGATATAACTACGCCAGGCATAGGACCTCACTGTTTCGCATTGGGAATCCCGTTTGTGATTGTGATTTCAATTGTACAGAGGGGTATGTATTATTCTGTGCAACTATGAATTGAACTTTAAAAATATAAAAACTAATTATCAAGTGACGGCATTTCTTCTGCAGTTCCTGCGGTAACTGTTTCTATTTCTATTGAATCCACAACTCCGAGAGGCTCTCTTGTGACAACTTCGTCTATTTCGAGGATGTAGGAGATGTATGCACCAGCCATCATTCTCTCGCCTTTTAGTAGAGAGATATCTGAATATTCTTCACGAATGCTGTTTTCGCCTATTATCGCCCTAAATGAGGTTCTAGAGTCGTAGGCCTTTAGGCAGGGGTAGTCAAGAAGCGCGCTTCTAACGACAGTGGTTAGTCTGTCTCTCATTACCGTCGTTGGCTCATTGCCTTCGTCGCGGACCCAAATGTACGTTCTCATGCTGTAGGAGACCCTGTAAAGAGGGTCTGCACCATCGAAGCCTATTCGCTCTAATCCATTCATGGCAGTCGTTACGGTGATGATTGAGGGCCATTCATCTATGGCTAGTGGTTCGTAAGCTATGTACTGACCAGGGTCTGGCAGCAAAGTGCTGTCCAGGTTCCAGCCATTTCTGTAGCGGATTAATCTTATTGGTAGGTCCTGTGTCAAGTAATCATTGACATATTTCTTTGCAAAATGAGAACCATTCATTAAAGCCGTCATATTAATTTACTTCCCTGAACAACGTATTGGAGTGTTTTTTTATTTATGTCTCTGTCAAAATCTCGAGGAATAAAAAGTATTTTTCTTGCTGGCATGTCTCGGGTTCCGTATTGATGAAACCTGGCTATGGGACTGTCGATAACAAAAGTCCCCTCCATCTCGGTTATTACATTTTTTGAACTAGACGCCATATTGGCAACGCTTCTAAAAAGTTCTCCAGTTATCATCATCATCGGAGCGCCAGGATAACGTTCGGCTTTTTGAAACGCATAGTCATCATCAAGAGGAGGCCATGCCCCCTTTAACATCGCCTTTGCAGACATCGCACCCATCGTTGTAAAGTTTTTTGAATAAGCTCTTTGTAAGTAGTCTTTTCCCCATTGCAAAACCGGCCTCATGTCATTGGCTCTGTCTCGCATGTTTTGCAGTCTGTCTACAGTATCTTTGCCCTGCCAGTCAACGTCCGTGACTGTTACTAAAACGTTTCTTGAGGCCACGTCGTTATACCCGAACTCGTCTATATTTCCTAATCGAACCAAGCTCGCTATCAAGGAATCCAGTCACAAGAGGGCCAGTACCACGCGTATTTAAGTCTTTTACGCCAACAACGTCGTCGTACATATTCTGCATTTCACGTGAAGCCGCTCTGATGATTAAGAGCCTAAAGATAGGTATTGATGTTCCGTCTAGGCCGGCGGTATAAGTTATTGTCACTAAATCGTCGGACCATCCGTAGTAGTAATCAATTCCATATTTTCTAGTGATGTAATCGACCTCTTCTTGGAGAACTTTTTCTGCTCCAAAAAGCGGTTTTACTTTTACTTCGTCAACCGAAACTATAGGAGTATTTTTTAGATAGACGGTTGGTGGAGGAGTGGCCCAAGTCGTTGTGTCGTTGCTTGGGCTTGACGTATATGAAGAGTTGTACGTGTTGTCGTTTGATGTCAAAAACGAACCCATTGGCACTCCTGTGTGATTGGAGTCAAGACGTATTTCTTCGGTAAATTCTTGGACTTCTATTGGTCGCTTAAGGAAAGCTTCCATTTCACTTTGAAGGCCAGCCAGAATTATTTCTGCAGCGTCTTCTTGGCGAGCGGACAATTTGATGTCCATATATGTCTTAATGTCGTTGACTGAGACAATCATGGCGGCTCCCGGTTAAAGCGATGTTGCAAATAAATGTTGTATCAAATTCTAACACCTAGTAATGACCTGGCCGAACACTGGGGTTGCTCGCAAGGTGATTCCGGTGTAGATTACGGAGATGAGCGATTCATCAAAATTTAATCCAACTGTTGAATTCGACAACAAAGAGATATCTGAAGCCAATATGAGCGTTTTAGATAGGGTCACTCAAGCGTTATTTGCATTATTTATGCCGGAGGGCGGAATTGAGTCTCCTGACGAAATTGACGATTTAGCAAATCAGTCTTTTGAAATGGCCACTGTAGTCATGGCAGTTGCGGGAATGAGCATTGTTGGGGAAAACATCGACGGCGATTATGTTGCACGGTTCAAGCCCTATAAGTCCTTTAGTGACTTTGCTATTAAAAACAATATTCAATAAAGAAGGATAAATATGTCAGAACAAGAAATTAAGGGCACTTTGTTTGCGGACCAAAACGCAAGAAGAGCCGCGACTGTAAACATTGTGGACAGGCTTCATCAGGGATTATTTTACTACTACACCGAGCATGAGCCTGAAATAGAAGATGACGACATAAAAGTAGAGTTGGGCGATTACATGTGGCAGGTTGCAACTACCCTTATGGCCATGTGCGGATTAAGAATTATTGGAACAGAAAGCTCAACTGGAAGATATTTAGCCACTTTTGAACCAGTAGAGTCTGTAAAGCAATTTTTACTGGAAAAAGACTTCGGACAGGAAAATGATTATTACTATGAAGATTTTCTAGAGGATGCTGAACCGGATGCCGGACTAGGACTGCATAGTTGGAGGCTGATGGATGAGAAAGAAGTTCTAGGGGACGAAGAGGACGAGATTACAACCCTTTAGAAATTTATCTTTTTACTTATTTTTTCCGGCTCTTTGGACTGTTGTTTTTGTTTTCGCCTGACCACTTTTGGCTCTTGTTGCGCTCGCAGGTGTTTTGGGTCCTGAAACTTTTTTCTTACGTTGCTCTGCTCTTTGCTGAGACCTCGCCAATCGAGGACGGATACCTATTCCTGGCTTCGTGACGGCAGAGTCTCCTCTTACTCGGTTCATCAAGTCGGAACTAGCCGCTCCCCGTGCCGTGTCTTTCTTGCCGCCTCTTGCTTTAGTAATTTGCAGCCCGTCGACTCTATCTTTAAAGTTTGACGAATTGATTCCGCCTTTCTTTATCGACCTTTTGCCTATCTCCACTCCGTTCCTGTTCAAACGCTTGGTTGCTTTTGCTTCAAGCTCACGGAATCTCTTCGAGCGAGTACGTCCTTCGTAGTAAGTTCCTTCTGCAGGCTTCGTTCTACTGCCACGACTGTTTCTGCCAGTAGACCTGTCCAGCAACTCTTCTGCTACAGACTTCGTCATCGACGAACCGTCTCGAGAGTCTTTTGCTCGTCGACTTAATGCCTTGGAGCCACCGTATCGTGCCATCTCAGCCATTTCGCCAAGTTTACCTTTATCGAAATTTGCTTTACTGACACCAAAAACTTTATTAGCCAATTCTGCAGCATTTGCCAGGGTTGTTCGTTCTCCAGCGTTCGGTTTTTTCCCTAAACGAATGTTGGCTTGAATTTCCTTAACCTTGTCAACAAAGTAGGCCGCATCGTCGGATATGTCTGGGCCGTAACGTACTCCTGGCATAATGTTCCTTACTTAAAGTCTTTTTACAAATATACCAGAAATATTTATCTGTCAGGATTGGGGGGTCTTTCGATAGAGACCGTAGATGACTCTAGTGAGCCAGGCGGAGCCTCAATAGGAATCCATGCTCTGGCGTAATTGTGCTCTTTAATTTTTCTCACTTTATAGAGACTTCCGTCAAGCATTAGAGAGAGTTCTTCCGAACGCATGCAAAGCATGTCTTCAAAATCTGAAATACCGTATTTACCAGAACGTCTAAGTGTTCGGATTATGTCTGATGTTTTAGGAGCCAACACATGGGAGTGTCCCCTATTGAGCCGAAGGTGCATCATCATGGCGTCCATTTTGTCAACGTCGTGGTACACGACCGGTATTTTTCCATCGCTCATAGCAAGAATTTGCGGAATATTTGTTGCCAGCAAGTATCTTTCCGAGCCGTCGATTATTTCCCCAGTGGCAAGCCTGACGTGTATCGGCTGAATGAAGCCAAACTGAGACAAGGAGGCAGAGATAACAAGCATCTCTGGACGCAGGGTGTAGGTAGCTTTCCATTCAGGAACAGAAAGCAGGGACGGTTCAACGTATTCGATTTTAATATTCATAGATATCTGCTCTTTCTAGTTCTAGCGCTCGCACAGCATGAGCGCGAGTTTTGGGACCCACAGGGGTCGGTGAATTAACGTCAATATCATTAAGCATTAAGTTTCTTATCAACCAGCTGACTGGATATCCATGAGGGTCACCAAGATGTTTTTTTCTAAATTTTGAAACATAAACACGAGCCTCCGTCTTTCGCCTATCACCTATCAGGTACTTGTCGATAAACGCAGACGCCCCATCAAATCCTCTTCGCGCATAACTTTCTATGAGTTTTTCTGAATCGAAATCAGCCCATAAGCGTCTTTGAGCGTCTATGTAAGGAAAGCAATCAAACAGTCTGTCATAAAATTCCGGTTCAGTAGCAACCACATCACCTATTCTGCGAATTGCCGTAGCATGAAGTGGAATACCGACCCTCGTATTGCTCCCTGTGGTTACGGCCAGGTCGTAGTACTCGCAATACTCAGCGTCATGCTCTTCAATAATGAACTTAAATACATCATTTGTATTCCAGTCATATATTATTTTTGCAAACTTTAACGGGATTCCCTTTTTCAACTTATATGGGATATTGATGTAGTTCTCATGAAGCTTTTGAACCACGGAGCGATAACGAACCATTGATTCACTGGCTCTAACACCAGTCAGGAAAGCTACGTTCCCCCTTTTTCCCTGCATTGTGTAATAGTCCGTCTGTTCAGGAAGAGAAACTTCATGAGTTAAACCAAAATGCTTACCACTAATAGCCCATGGAGGCATCGGCCTAACCCATCTATCTTGTTCGAATCTTTGCTGGCTCCACAAAATAGTAGTAAGCCTATGACCCAAAAACCATATCTCTGCAGGATAAGGAAGGCAGTACCACTCCATATCCACCCAGTCGTAGTTGCGAACCTTTTCCACGTACTTTACGACAGTGGGACTGACCATCTCTTCGTCTCGAAAGATTACCTTTACCGGACCAAGGCCTCGCTCTTCATGTATTTCTTTTGCTAGATACAGAATCGCAGTGGAGTCTTTCCCTCCAGAGAACTGTACGCAGACAGTGTCGAAAGTGTCGTAGACGTGCCGTATTCTCTGTCTTGCAGCGTCAACGCAGGACATATCAAGAAATAGGCGCTGACGAGTCATTTAGTATCTTGCGATTTGAGTGAGGCGTGATACCTCGGCACGAAGCTCGTTGTTCTCGCGCATCATGTTTTCGGCTACGCCTTTCCAGTACGTGGCCTCAGAGATGCGAGTATCGAGCGCCTCCAAAACTTCAGCGCACTCAGCCGGCGATACTTTTCCTTTGCCGAGAAGGTATCTGCATTTTTGTTCTATGGTCTGTTCCATTGGTAATCCTATATTTCTATGTGTTGGTCTATGAAGTCGATTAGTTTTTCAGCCATTGTTACGCCAGCAATAGCTGGGTCAGCCTTGAGCCATTTCATGAATTCATACCATCGTGCTTGTTGGTCTGTATTGTCAAACACGATTGTGTACTGAACAACAGCTCTTGGTGCGGACCCAGGGGCTATTGTTGTTGAGCCCCTAATGACAGCATCGTTTTGATTCATGCCTGGCATTATGTCGATTCTTTGTTTCCCGTCTCCTGTTTGGGTTACCGAAACAACATTTCTGTCCATTTCTGGTGCGTCCTTAACTGGAACATCTTCATCAGAATCTTCATAGTCGGAAAACTTGTCAAGTCGAGAACTGAATCCGTTCCCGTAGTCGGAATTAATTACAGGGGCCATAAATCCTGCTCCGGGCTCAATAACCCGATTGTCTTCTCTGATAAAGCGTTGTTCGATTTCGGCTGTTGAGAATTCATCCCAACCCAGTCCGGTTAAAAGTTCTGGATAGAAGTCGACCATTTCTAAAACAAACTCTTCAAGAAGTTCTGGCTCGGTGTATCCGAGTTCCATTGTTCGGTTGTCAGCGATAGCAAAAGCCATAGCCCTAGTGTCATCAACGTCATACTGGACAGCGGCTATTTTGTCCCACCCAAGCAGTTTTGCTGCTTCTAGCTGATGGTTACCAGCTATTACGGTTGCTGTACCGTCCTTGTTGGGTCTTATCACTATTGGCTTAATTTGACCGAACTCGGCGTACGAAGCCATAATCGCATTAACGTCTCCTCTGCGTGGATTGTTATGAAGGGACTCTAGAAGATTTATATCAAAAGCTAGAGAAGTTAAGGATTCGTGTATTCCATTAGCCATGCTTATACCTGAGACCTTACGTTAGCGTTAAGCGTTCTTATTGCATCCATTGATGCACGAACGGAGAACAGTTTTTCTCTTTTAGATTTAACCAGAGCCTCGGCACACTTGTATTCAAAATGCTCTTGGTCTAATTTGTAATCAGCCCATGCTTCGCGCTCTTTGATTGAACCCTTAGCTGACAGGTATTCTCGTGCCCAGTTAGCTTTGTAAAAAGCTTCCTTTTTGGCCATGTCCATGGACAGAGATTCAAACTGTTCTGTTTCCTCTTCCAAAGAGTCCATTAAACGAATCAATTCTTGTTCAATGTCAACTTGGCTTATTGGGGAATTTCTCATATTTTTATTCACACCTATTCTTCTAGTGGAGACCAGTCTACTTTGTCAAGTGCAGAAAGTTGCTCTTTTGTCCAGTCCCATTGTGAATCTATTCCTAGGCGAACCATACCCATTCGTTCAAGAACCCACGCATCACATTCGTCATTGCCGGAGGCTCCACTGAAGATGATTCCAGTCTTTGCTGAGATGGCAGAAATGACTTCTCCCTTTGATGCATTTCCTCTTCCAGTTGCAAACTTTGCACGACAGGTGGGCGGGATTTCAACAATAGGAATATTGCATTCAAACAGCGTCATCCGGATGCAACCACCGAGTTCGCCAATACTGAATGCTTGTCCACTTCGGGAAGCAAACGAGTAACCCTCAATCAGAACGCAAGCAATTTCGTTTTCCAAGCACTGATGCAATACTTCCTTCGTAACATCAGACAAACGCTCCGCACCTCGTGTCTTGGGACGGATAACACTAGTCGTTCCGTTCATAGATATGCCCGTGGATGTCAGGGAGAGGTCGAGACCCATGAGGCGCATAATAAATCTGACTATAGCAAAGAAATACAAAGGCAGGCAGTCGCGTTATTGCCGCGCCAGCCTGCCCATGTACCTATAATGTCCCCAGGTAGCGATTCTAAGGAGTGATTAAATAATACATTCATTCCCATGAATGTTTTGCTAGTCCTAAGGAAAAAGCTAAAGAAGGCTCTTCACCAATCCTGGTATGACACGCTCTGCAGACTGTTACCAAGTTTTCTTCGTCAAGTATTGACCCGCCTTGAGACCTTCTTATTAGCTCATGCACATCAACGCTGTTTTTGTGAATAAATGTTGTCAAGCCGTCATGTTTGGCAAAAACTGGACACGCAAAGCAAAGAGGAAACTCGGCAAGCATAGAAGAAACTATTTTGCGTCTCTCAACATAAACCTGTTCCGTTTTTTTGCTTCTTTTTGGGATTGGTTTAGTCCCTCGGTTTAGTGAGGTTCGTTTTAACGGTGTTCGCTTTAGTGGTTTCCTTGGCTTCATCTAAGCTAAAGAATACAGCACTAGAGGTTGTCGTTGTTTATAGAATCAAAAGTCCACTTACTGTCAAGGCATTCCCACAAAGAACGGTCAATTGCCGTATCTTCCAGGTCAAAGTCTCTCATTAGTGTTCTGTGAGCAATGATTGCTCTTCTATAGAAATCGACTTCCTTCCACCCGTCTTCTAGGGTGGATTCGCCAGTCTCAATCATTACGCAGACTTCGTCAAGCCGACGGTCAACGTGGTACTTAAACCTGTTTATTCGTGTTGCTTTTTCATTGTAATAGCGCTGTGTCTCGTCGTTAAGTTTTTTAAACTTGAAGTCCAGCGATGAGTA